CAGAACCACGCAAAACGGTTGTTAAAACTGCGGTTTACAGCGCCAACCAACTAGCCACGGCTGAAGCAGCGGTCAAAGTTGTCTCAGAAATGACCGATAAAGAAAAGTTGCGTGAACTGTGGACCAGCAGCGCAGAGATTCTTGATGCTCCAATCAACGGAACAACTCTTAAAGATGTCATTAACGCCCGCGTTGCGGAGTTAAGTGCCTAATGGATGAGTTACAACTTCCGCTAACTCCTTACGCTGGAACATCGGGCTGGTCAGGATCACAAAGCAGCCACGATCGCGCAGTTGAAGAGGACAATGATGGCTCTACCAAAGGCCGTCAAAATGTCACTCTACGGTTAATCAAAGCATCAGGAACTTACGGAATGACCTGGAAGGAACTGGCAGATAATACTGGATGGCATCATGGCCAGGCTTCGGGCGTTCTTTCAGTCTTGCACAAAGAAGGATTGATTGAACGCCTGACGGAACGCCGAGGCAAGTGCGCCATTTACATCGGATTGAACTCGGTCCACGGCCGTAAAACCTCCGTTCGCAAAGTGAAATGTTGTAAGCATTGTGGAGGTGCAATATGAGTGAAAAAGAAGCAGCGTTTTGGGATTGGTGGAACAAGATCGAAGCGTACAAAGACAACTACAACCTGCGCATGGCATTTGACGCGGGTTACGATGCTGGAAAAGGAGATGTTTGATGAGCGATAAAACTAAGAAGTTTCAGCCCAGCGCTGGCTTTGTGGTATCAGTCCACATGAACAAGTTGGGGATCAGGGCCGTGGCCGCTGAGTTGGATGGGATGTTTGCTGAAACCTTGGCCGAGGCTATGGATAAGGCTGGGTTCCAGTTGGTTCCCGATCCATTCAACCTGACAAGCGATGCCAAAAAGGTAATTGAAATGGAAGAGCGGCAAAAGACCGCTGGATTAAAACTGGTACAAGAACCTGTACAAGATGAGGAGGCGGTCGATGAACCAAGTGGTGACTCCACAGCAGATTGAGGCGCGGCTTTACGCTTTATCAAAAGAGGTCGATGAGGGCCATGAAAGCCTGGTGCAAGCCGAGCAAGCCTTCCATCAACAGACCGCTGAGTACGAAGTTGCTATGGCACGCAGCCGCATTTCTTGGGCCAGCAAGTCATCTCCAACGGGCAAGAATTACACGGTTGGCGAGCGCGAGGACATGGCAATTATAGAAAACGCCGAACAGCACTTTATGATCGCCACCGTTGAAGCCCAGGTCAAAGCCGCCCGCGCAAATGTGCAAAGGTTAAAAACCCAGGTAGAGATTGCCCGCTCCATGAGCGCTTCAGTCCGAAGCAGTATGGATCTAAGTTAATGGCTATCGACCCAAACGACTGGAAAATGGCCGAGCGTATTGCTGAAAACAGCAACACCTATAAAACGCCACAGGATGTGTTAAATGCATTTGAAGCGTTTATGAAGCAAGTTGAATCTAACGAGGAAGAAGGCGAAAATGAGGAAGTTTAAAGTCACGGCAACGGCGTTTTTACTCTTGGCGGTAATGCCCCAGGCAAGCGCTGATGTTTATGTAAAAGTGGATGCAAACGGTAATGCCGTGGGCCAAGCCATTATGTGCGATGCAGGAACTTGCGCAGACGGATCAGCCTATTCAAAGGCAACTCTTTCACCAGGAGAACGCTATGTATTACAGAACCAAGGCCATGCAGGGATTGGAAACAACAACCCTGGCACACAAGTTAAGGTCGATCTCAGCACCAACCAATGGACCGCAACAACAACAACGGTTAAAGAAGTGGCCCCAATACAGGTGACACCGCAAATCCAGGTCGCAAAGGTAGAAGTTGTTACACAAACAACCTGGAATCCAACGATTGAACCTGCGCCAAGACCAACTCCAAAGGCGACCGTGATTGCACCAACCGTTTCACTATCTGAAACAAGCACCGTGACTATTGCGCCTTCTCCAGGACCTGTGGAAACATCTACGCCTACTGCTGAACCAACAAGCGTGCCGACACCAGTTGGCGCAACAATGACAACAACGCAGATCATCAAGCCTTGGTTTGAGTGGTTTGACTTTGATTGGGAGTCATTTTGGTTTGAGTTCAGCACTTGGCTCGAGGCATGGGATTGGAACTTGAATGATTGATTTACAAGGAATGCTGGTTAAATCCCTGGAAGCCTACGACTCTCAGCGCGATCGCTCGCAACAAGTGGAAGTGGGGCCATCAAGTATTGGTGGATGCCGCCGACAGGTTTATCACATCCTAAAGCAAAGCCCAAAGGTCAATGCAGACACGGAATCTTTGGCTTCAATCCTGGGAACCTTTATTCACTCAGGCATCTCGGAAGCAATCAAGCGCGAGGACCCTTTTGGCGATAACTTCATTATTGAACAAGAGGTGTCCTTTGGTGACCTTAAGGGCCATGTGGATCTATTTATTAAGGACCAAGGCCTGGTTGTGGATTGGAAAACAACCAAACTTAAGTCGCTGCGATACTTTCCCAAGTTACAACAGCGAATGCAGGTGCAAGTTTACGGTTATCTGCTGGCACAAAACGGACATGAAGTTAAGAATGTGTCGCTGGTTGCAATCCCACGCGATGGAGTGATGGCTGAAATCCGCGCCCATGTTGAACCCTACGATGAAGCCCTGGCCCTGGAAGGGCTGACTTGGCTTAATGACCTCAGAGCGCTTGTCGCTTTGAATGGAACCCCACCCGCACCGACCGAGGGCATCGGCTTTTGCGCTAATTACTGCGACTACTACGACCCGACTGGAGAGGTGGGATGCCCAAGTACACGCAAATAAACTGGGAGGAAGCAGAATGTCGTGGCACTTATACCGAGTTGTTTTATCGGGTGGAGGAGGAGAGAAACCAAACCGCCTACAAATACATCAACGCCGTTCGCACCATTTGCGGCCGTTGCCCGATCCAACGAGAATGTTTGGCCTACGCCTTTGGCAACGAGGACTTTGGGGTGTGGGGCGGCTTGACCAGCCTAGAAAGGCGGTCAGTCGGCGACCCCGATAAGTACCCGATTCAGTTAGGCAGAGCGCTGAAAGCGCTGCAATTATTCGGCATTAGTTACAAGGAAGTGAGGGAGACTTATGAGCATTCGACTGATGTCGGAATGTTGGCGGACAGAATTGCCAACCGTAGAAAAGATGGTGCTGCTGGTAATAGCGGATCATGCTTCTGATGACGGAACCGAGGCCTGGCCTTCCCAGGCAACAATTGCGGCCAAGGCAAGCATCTCGATAAGGACCGTTCAAAGGGCCGTGAACAGCCTTGTGGCGGCTGGTTATCTTTGGATGGAGAAAGGTGCTGGGGGCAGCGCCAACTGCCGCGAGGACCGCAGACCCCACCGATACACGATTAATATTAAAAGATTACGAGGCGACATAGAGTCTACCCGCGAGGAGCGGGGCGACATTGAAGCCGACAACGGGGCGACTTTGACGACACCAACGGGGCGACTTTCACGCCCCATGAACCACCCTAATAAACCATCCAATGAAACACCCGAGTTTGATTTATTTTGGAAGAGTTATCCGATCAAGGTTGGCAAGGCCTCTGCGCAAAAAGCCTGGGTAAAAGCCATCAAGGTTGAAGCGCCCGATGTAATTATTCAAGGCGCTGTTCGGTACGCCGAGGACCCAAACCGACATCCATCTTTTACGGCACACGCCGCCACCTGGCTAAACGCTCATCGCTGGAACGACTCTCCGCTGCCGCAGCGGGTTTTTACGGCTGACGAAAAGAAGGCTCGGGAGTTAGAAGAGTCAAAGGCAAAAACGGAAAGGGAGCGTTTGGAATACCAGAAATGGCAGCAAGAGATGCGCGAGGCAGAAAAACGAGCCGTTCCAGTACCCGCAGACATACGAGAATTACTCAAGAAAACTATGCCGAAAAGATGACACAAATTACTTGTAACCCTTACACTTCTCGTAACCATTACAACTTTGGAGGTTGAAATGAGTACACGGGTAATCATGCCCAGCCTGGTGCAGAGCGGTGACACAATCGTCATCGGCGATCATCGCTGGTTGGTTAAGTCCGTATCTGAACCTGACTACGCTGGCTTCATTGATGCATCGATGGTTGATGCAGCAGGTCGTGAGAAGTGGTCATGTTTCTATGATGCGGTTACAATCGAGGTGTGATCAGTTTCAGAGTAGACGGACTTCCTGTTCCGCAAGGTTCGATGAGAGTTTTCAACGGCCATGTAGTTCATAACAAGGGAGCAGAGTTAGCGGTGTGGCGATCGGCAATTGCGATTGAAGCACGCCGCGCTGGATGCACCCCTGAACCTGGTGCGGTTAAATTAGATTTACTTTTCTCAATGCCAAAACCAAAAACAGTAAAACGAAATGCACCAACAGTTGCACCTGATCTAGACAAATTGATCCGCGCCGTTCTTGACTCGATGACTGCCATTGCTTATTTGGATGACGGCCAGGTCACGGAAATCAACGCCATAAAGGTCTACGGAACCGCGCCATTCCTGGAAGTGGGGCTTTGGAGGTCCTAATTGTCCGAATGTGGATAAAACTCACAGCAAAACACGCGTAAAAATAGTCAAAATAAGTGCCACAAATACTTCCATTTCTTTCTGATGTACGGGATATTAGTTACATAAGGGCGAAAGCCCCCCAAACAGAAAGAAGGCAAAAACATGGCAACAGCCACAAAGATCCAAGCAGGAGATGCACCAAACTTTGCAGAGCCAAAATCAAATGTCGGTGCAACAGAGGATTATTGCATTCAGTGCGGTCGCAAAGTTGGTGCGAACCCTTGGATGGTTGAAGTGATCAATGGCGGTGACATCAGACTTCAAGATGGAACCGAAGCGATCCACGATGGCGGTTACATGGGTTGGTGGCCAATTGGAAACGAGTGCGCAAAATCATTTGCACCGAACCTTCTTTTCAAGGCTCCAAAGAAGGAGGTGAAGTAATGAATAAGTTGGCAAAAATAACTCTCAACGGAAAACCGCTCGGTGATTGCCCAGTATGCAAAAGCGAAGACTCGCTTTATGTCAGCAGCGTTTTGAAGTGGGGAAAGATTGCGAAATGGCAACACATCCCAATGTGTAGTGCTTGTAAATATGAAGGGAAGGCAAAATAAATGAAAAGATGTTGTGATCTTATTTATTGGAAGCACGAGGATGGCTGGGATGTTTACCATCGATCCGAATGCCAGCAGATCAACGGAACCTGGGTCCCAAATTGGTTTGATAACTTTGTGATTGAGGATGCGCCAACTAAGGCGGCGGCCAAGGCGGAGATTGCCAGCCAACACATCCTTGGATTGTGCCTGGTGAGCGCATGAAAGATTGCCCGATGTGCGGCCGCGCAACCAAAACCCTGGTTGGGCGTTGGTATCAATACGACAATGGCGAGCGGTTTATTACCTGGGTTTGCACGCCCTGCGCCGATCTACACGCAAACCTGGTGGGCAAATGAGTGAGATCAAACTTCACATGATCGAGGAGGACTTCGAGAACCTGGTCCACACTTCGATGCCCTGGGGGGGACATTGGATTGAGCAAATTAACCGTTTTGAACCAGCCCCAATGTTGCAATGGCGCTACGCCTACTGGGTGGACAACTTTATGGGAGTCCTTCTTTGCCGCGCTTATCTGACCACGCAAAACTGCGAAACGCAGACAGTTTGGGATCGGGCTTTCAATTGCTACTTGATTCTGTCCGATTACGAGACAAGAACCTGGAGAGCCTGATGCATAAGTTCAAAGTGGAGATTGAGATCGATTATGACGGCTTGATTGGCGAGGAGCGGGTCGACTTACCCATGTCGAAATCGCACAAAAATGCCCTGATGCGGCAAGCCGTGTGGCTACAAGTGGCCGATGCCATGGCAATGTATGGAGTAACAACGACCGTCAAATCGGTGGTCTTTGCAAGAGGGAAGGAAGGCAAATGAACAACGCACCCGTTTATCGCCGCAGAAGGTTTGTGGCCTTTGTGTTAACACCAGCGCTGGTTCTCGGCTTGTTGATTAGTTACGCGACTCGCGACCTTTGCTATGTGGGGTCCGAACACGGCAAAACCCTGGGCTACGGATCGTGCAGCGAGATGATTGACCGCGTGATTGGCGAGGGCAAATAATGGGATTTTGGCATGGGTCAGGAACTTTGGGCCACACAATAACCCGAGAGATTGTCTGCGCCGAAAGGTGCGAAACCTGTCAGGATGAAAAGCAAACTTGCGCGGCTGTTTGGGAAGAGGACTTTGAGACAGACGATTGGGGCAATGTCGACCAAAGCGTGGAATGCAAACTTTGTAAGCACTCGGTAACATTTAGGGAGGAATCAGCATGAACGAATACATGATTCAGGTGGTCGAGGATGGGGCTGTGTCCTTTTCTCAGCGTTACAACAACGCGGTTGAGGCGGTTCACGCTTATGATCGCTTTGTGGACTTGGGATTTGCCAAGTGGCAGCGCGAGATTGTGCTGGTTGAGCCAAGCGGAAAAGCGCACGCAAAGGTGTTTGAAGGACCTCTTTCCAGGGCGCTCAAGGTAAAATAAACCGCTCCATTCCCGAACCGAGAGGAACTGAAAATGGATGAAATGATTAACCGCTGCGCGTATGGTGCGTGGCATTATGGCGAAAAACTCTGCGAAGCCTGTCGAAAGGGGCGGATCGAGTAAGCCGTTAAGACACCTAAACAAGTCCTCTTAGCGACCGCTTTGGCGGTTGGGCTTGTTGCAGCAACCTCCGCAGAAGCGCAAGCGCCGCATTTAACTCAGGCACAAAAGGTAAAACAGATGTCGCCCAAGTCTTATGCGCTGATGAAAGTTGAGTCGAAGTGGCTCAATGCTAAGCGTGAGTTTGCGTGTTTGGATCGCCTGTGGCACAAAGAAAGCGGCTGGAATCACAAAGCCAGGAACCCGCATTCATCAGCCTTTGGCATTCCACAGTTTCTCGACTCGACCTGGTTAAATTACAAGTATCCTTTGCGGCCTAAAGACCCGCAGGTGCAAATTGACGCGGGGCTTCGATACATTTACAAGCGTTACAACACCCCATGCCAGGCGTGGGAGTTTTGGAAACGCAAAGCAGGACCCGATTTAAGAGGAGGTTGGTATTGATGAGCATGGACTCGCCATTCGGCCTTCCTTTGCGAGTTGATCACCCAACCGTAGATCCCACCGAGTGGGATGACGAGGATGACGATTAAGCAAAGCCTGGTCAATCTTGTTATTCAGAGAGCGGGCGGCTACTGCGAAACCTGTGGTCGACCCGCTTCTGAATCCATGGCCCTGCACCACCGCAAGTTAAAGTCTCGTGGGGGCAAGGACTCCGCCAGCAACTTGATTTATGTCCATCACGAATGCCACAACCTTGGAACCGAGTCGATCCATCTCCGCCCAGCCTATGCCGCAGACAAAGGGTGGATGGTTGGCTCGTGGGCCGATCCTGAAAACACGCCGATGCATTTACCTGACGGCCGCATTGTTTTATTACAAAATGACGGTAAGATTACAGACCTAGAGGAAGGAACATCATGAGCATTCCAGTAACAATCAAAGGCAACCTCGGGTCTGATCCCGAACTTAAATATGTAAAAACAGCGCGTGGAGACGCAGCCCTTGTAACCTTTTCATTGGCACACACGCCAAGAGAACGCAAAGGCGATGAGTGGGTTGAAGGCGAGACCATTTGGTTCAGAATTACAACTTGGGGCGAAAAAGGCGAAGTTTATGTTGATGCGTTAAAGAAAGGTGACACCGTTCTTGTTCAGGGTGGCATGAAGCAATCTACATTTAAGGGGCGTGACGGTGTTGATAAGACGGCTTTGGAAATCAACGCTACTGACATTGGTATCGTTCCCAAGATTGTGCGCACTTCTGCTTCTCGCGGTCAGGCTCAAGTTAGCAGAGCGGAAGCACCTGGATGGTAAACGAAGGGTTGATCTCTGCCCTGGAGGTTGCCACGCGATTGAATATTACAATGAACAACCTCAGGCAGTTACAACATCGAAAGCAACTCGTGTGGGTGCAGAAAGTAGGGCGCAATGTCTATTATCTTGAACAGGATGTGGTCGCGCTCGCGGAAAGACGAAAAAGGTCTATCGAATAGTAGTATCAAGACCATGATTGTTATTGAAGGAGAAGTAACAGTTGCGGAGATTGATGAGGCGCTGCGCAACATTAGAGAGATGCTTGTAGATCGCTACGGCAATCGTTTATCACATCAAAAGAAAGAGTTATTGCTAAGCAGCATTGATGATTTATTAGATGCAAGGATCAATTTAACTAAGTAAGAAGGCGAGCAATGGAAGTAAAGAGAAGGCTGATAGCAGATTTACAACTGGACCCTGGTAATGCACGCCTCCACTCACAAAAGAACCTGGATGCGATCAAAGCAAGCCTTACAAAGTTTGGCCAGCGCAAACCAATTGTGATCACAGGCGAAGGATTAGTGCTTGCGGGCAACGGCACGCTGGAAGCGGCCAAAAGCCTCGGCTGGGATCACATCGATGTAACTGTCACACCTGCCGATTGGGATCTAAATACCGCTCGTGCTTATGCTTTGGCGGATAATCGCACCGCAGAGTTGGCTGAATGGGATGAGAATGTCCTGGCAAAGCAACTGTTGGAACTTATCGATGTGGACTTTGATATTGAAGCGCTTGGTTTTGAATTGCCCGAGCCTGAAATCCAACCCGAACCTGATGATGCGCCAACAATCGAGGAAGTTGAACACCGAACCAAACTGGGTCAGTTGTGGAAGTTGGGCGATCACTTGCTTTATTGCGGTGACTCAACCGAAGAGGCAACCTTTACCCGCTTGATGGGGGATGAGAAGGCGCACCTTATTTGGACAGACCCACCGTGGAATGTGAACTACGGCGCGGTAGATGAAGGCAACCAACAAGGTTACAAAGTCAGAACGATCATGAATGACCACATGAACGAGGGTCAGTGGGATGAGTTCGTGGGTCAGTTCTGCGCAACCTTAAAAGAACATAGCGAGCCTGGCGCACCAATTTATCTTGTGATGAGCGCCCAGGAATGGCCAGTTATTGACCGCAATCTGCGTGAGGTTGGCTTTCATTGGAGTAGCACCGTGATTTGGGCCAAAGATCGCTTGGTTTTATCCCGCAAGGATTACCACACGCAATATGAGCCGATTTGGTATGGCTGGAACGCTGATGCGGCACGCCTGGCCATCGTTGAGGATCGAAAGCAATCTGACCTTTGGGAGATCGAACGCCCCAGCCGATCAGAACTACACCCGACCATGAAGCCAATCGAACTGGTACAAAAGTCCGTGGTCAATTCATCAAAGCCAGGCGACATTGTCTTGGACTCCTTTGGGGGATCAGGCAGCACGCTTATCGCTTGCGAACAGACCAACCGCAAGTGTCGAATGGTGGAGTTAGACCCGCAATACTGTGATGTAATTATTGCAAGGTGGGAAAAGTTTACGGGTAAGACGGCAGAACTTTTGCCTGGAAGTTGAGCAAAAGATGGAGGAAGCCGAGCAAAACATTACGGAAGTAGTCGAACCCACCCCTGAGGAGAAGGCTGCGGAACTTGAGGCCAAAGAAGCAAAGGTCCTGGAACTGCGTAGAGCGGGTTTTACTTTTCAACGGATAGCCGAAGAGGTCGGGTACGCAACGCCTTCAGGAGCGCAGCGAGCGCTTGAACGAATTATGACGCGCAATGTTCCCCAAGCGCCCGAGGAGTTTCGCTGGCAAGAGTTGGACCGTTTAGATCGGATGCAGGTTGCTTTGTGGCCCAGGGCTATGAAAGGTGATGATCGTGCTATCGGTACGATTGTGCGTTTGATGGAAAGAAGGGCAAGATTGGTGGGGATAGATGCTCCACAGCGTATCCAAGCAGAGGTGGTGAATTATGACGGAAACCGAGACATCGATGGAGACATTGAACGCATCGTCAATATCCTCCGAGGAGTGGATAGCAGCGAGCCGCTGGAAGTGGAAAGTGGAACAAGCGAGAGCGGAACAACTGCCACCGCAGGGCGAGTGGAAGACCTGGCTATTGATGGCGGGTCGCGGAGCGGGCAAGACGAGGACAGCAGCGGAGTGGTTAGCGTGGGAAGCGATCCAAAACCCGATGACGCGCTGGGCGATAGTAGCCCCAACATTCGGTGACGCTCGAGATACCTGCGCGGAGGGCCAATCAGGAATTCTAGGCGTTCTGCGTAGATACCGAATGCTCAAGACCTGGAACCGCAACAACGGTGAGATCATTCTCAATAACGGTTCCCGAATTAAACTTTTCTCGGCCGATGAACCCGAGCGCTTCCGTGGCCCACAACACCACGGAGCCTGGTGCGATGAGTTGGCTTCTTACCGATATTCCGATTCTTGGGACCAGTTGCAGTTCGGGCTACGCCTGGGCGAACATCCCAGGGTTATTGTTACCACCACCCCCAAGCCAACGCCCCTCATTCGGGCCTTAGCGGGCCGCACAGACGGCTCTGTCGTGGTCACACGCGGCTCAACCTTTGATAACGCAGCCAACCTTGCCCCAGCAGCCCTGTTGGAACTCCAGGCCCGATACAACGGCACACGCTTGGGCCGCCAGGAGTTGTACGGCGAAATCCTCGAGGATGTTGAAGGCGCTCTTTGGACCAAGGGCCTGATTGAACGCGCTCGCCTCCCCAAAGCCCCACCTTTATCCCGCATCATTGTTTCAATTGACCCTGCGGTCACAAACACAAATGAAAGCGATGAAACTGGAATTCTTGTGTGCGGATCGGATGCCAACGGCCACGGTTATGTCCTCGGCGACTACTCGTTCCGTGGATCACCGCTTGATTGGGCCAGCAAAGCCGTGGCGGTCTTTGATGAGTGGAAAGCCGACAGCATTTTGGTTGAAGTTAACCAAGGCGGCGACATGGTTAGCGCTGTTTTGAAGCAGGTGCGCTTAGGTTTACCAATCCGTGAAATCCGCGCCCATGTTGGAAAGCGTCTGCGGGCAGAACCAGTTGCTGCGATGTATGAGCAGGGCCGCATTCACCACATTGGCGAGTTTCCACTTCTTGAGGATCAGATGACCATTTGGACACCGCAAGATGCAAAGTCACCTGACCGCATTGATGCAATGGTTCAGGCTTTCTCTGATTTACTTGGCAGAGCCAGCATCTCGTCTTACTTTGGTGCGCTTGCAAACTTCTGTCCAGGTTGCGGGTTGCCTATGCCAAAAGCAATGTCGCATTGTTCTAAGTGTGGAACCGCTATGATTGCACCTACTCAATCTGAAGTGGCCGAGGAGTGAAATGTCTGTCGTTTATAACACTGTAATCAACCAAGGCGCTAACTGGTTCATCAACTTTCAATACAAACAACCTGCAACGATCACAAACATCACAGGCAACGGAACAACTGTAACTTTCACGGCAACCAACGGTTTCTTTGGTGGGCAAACAGTCAACATCTCAGGCGTGCTTCCATCGCAATACAACTTTCAAGCAGCAACGATCGCAAGCGTCACGGCTTCCACCTTCACCGTAACAAACCCAGCCACAGGCATTTATGTTTCAGGCGGTATTGCAACGGTTCCTATCAACCTCACGGGTTACACAGCGGCTTTGCAGATCCGTTCCCTTCCTGAAAGCCCAACTGCGGTTTTATCTTTGGCTACAGGCGGCAACGGCATCACAATTCCAACGCCAACCAACGGAACGGTCGAAGTCCAGGCCACGGCTGAGCAAACCCGAGCAATTGTCCCTGGAACCTACTACTATGACATTGAGATAACTTCTACAGGCGGCATTGTTTATCGTTTAGCACAAGGCCAAGTTGTAGTATCAGCGGAGGTAACACGATGAGCGATGATGCAGTAATCATTCAACCAATTATTCCAACAGTTGTTATTTCAGCGCCAGGACCGCAAGGCCCAGGTGGTGGAGAGATTTTCTATGTTCACACACAAGCAGTCGCAAGCGCGGTGTGGACTATTAACCACAATCTAAACGGTGAACCAACGGCGGTCGTTCTCGATTCTGCTGGAACACAATGCGAAGGCACCTTTTCTTACCCGAGCAAGAGTCAAATGGTGATAACCTTTACCAGTGCTTTCACAGGCACTGCCTATGTGATCTAGGAGAAATAAATGGCCCGTAAGTTTCTAGTTTCGATTGACCTTAACAAGAACGAATTACAGAATGCCGTAATTCAGAACCTTGCTACAGCGCCATCGACACCTTTAGCAGGACAGGTTTACTACAACACAACCGATAACCAACTCTACATCTACAACGGCACTCGTTGGGAAGTAGCGGGCAATGCAATCACATCAGGAACACTTGCTGCACGCCCTGCGGCCGCAACTGTTGACTCAGGAACCATTTACTACGCAACAGACAATTATCTTTTCTATTACTCCGATGGATCAACATGGCAACAAACTAATCAATTTGGAACTGTCACAGCGCAGACTTCTTATGGTGCATCAAGCGGCAACGGTTCATCAACCGACTACGCACGCGCCGATCACACCCACGGAACTCCAGCGCTTGGAACTGCAACCCCTGCCAATGTTGCGAACGCAACTGGTTCTGCGGGTACTGCAACAACACCTTCTAAAGAGGATCACACACACGCCTTTGTTCCAACAGCCGACATTTCATTTGCTGGCTTTAAGATCACTTCTCTTGCTACTCCTACAGCAGATACAGATGCAGCCAACAAGGGCTATGTAGATTCAGTTGCACAAGGCTTGGATACAAAGGCTTCTGTAGTTGCGGCAACAACAACTGACGGAACTTTGGCTACTGCTTTTGATAACGGCTCTGTCGTTGACGGCGTAACGCTTGTTACTGGCGACCGCATTCTTATCAAGAACCAAACAGATGCAACAGCCAACGGTATCTATGTAGTAGCGGCATCAGGCGCACCTGCTCGTTCCGCAGACATGAACGATGGCTCAGAATTCCCAAGCGCTTATGTGTTCGTGGAACAAGGAACAGTCAACGCGGATACAGGCTGGGTTTGTACCAACAATGCACCAGTAACTCTTGGCGTAACTAACATTACTTGGACACAATTCTCAGGCGCAGGAACTTACACAGCCAACAACGGCGTTGTTCTTAACGGTTCTGTTTTCTCTTTTGCTCCTGAAAGCGGCAAGGGTCTGCAGACAAGTTCAAACGGTGCAGCGATCAAACTTGCTACCACTTCAGGACTTAATGTTTCATCTGATTTGGCTGTTGGTGCTGGCAACGGTATCTCGGTCCTTACAAACACAGTAGCAATCGATTCAAGCGTTGTTGTTTCCAAGTACGCGACAAATGTCGGTGATGGTTCAGCAACTTCTTACACAATCACACACAACCTCGGAACAAGAGATGTGATCGTTAGCGTTTATGAAGGCAGCGGTTCTTACGCTGAGGTCATTTGCGATGTTAACCACGCAACCACTAACACAATCACCCTGTTGTTCTCCGTGGCTCCAACCCTTGACCAATACAGAGTTGTAGTTCACGCTTAAGCAGTAAAAGGAGATACACATGGGTCTAAGAGACCGTATCGCAAAGGCACTACTGCAAGGTGAAGTTGAAAAGGCACTAAATCTGCCCGCAGGTTCGGTGACCATGACTGAACAAGAGATGCGTACTGCTGCGTTAAATCAGATCGCGCAGAACTACGGCAACTCTGTACCGCTTCCACGCAACCCTTGGCTTGCTGGCGTTCCGTTTGGCCCTGGCACACCAATCACCCCTGGCGCAATCAACCCAGTCCGTGAGGATGGCCGCCCCGATCCACGCCGTTATGAATTCCAAGTTGCTCAGAACATCAACATCACGGAAACCCGCCTGGTTCCATTCAAAACCCTGCGTGCTTCTGCTGATCAGATTGACATCTTGCGCCGTTGTATTGAAGTAATCAAGAACAAAGTTACAGGCCTTGATTGGGACATCACCCTTGGCACAGATGCGTCAGAAAAGATTGCGGCAAGTTCAGGTGGCGATCATGTGCGGGCTATGGCCAAAGCGCGTGAGAAATACACCGATGAGATTGCTCGATTGCGCGAGTTTTGGGAAAACCCTGACCGTTCAAACGGACTGACCTTCTCCGATTGGTTGATGATTGCTCTTGAAGAGATACTTGTCATTGATGCCTGGGCCGTTTGGCCACAGCGCTCAGTTGGTGGCGATCTTTACGGACTTCAAATTCTAGATGGCGGAACAATAAAGCCACTTCTTGATGATCGTGGAATGCGCCCTATGGCTCCAAACGCAGCCTTCCAACAGATTCTTTATGGTTTCCCACGCGCTGAGTTCACAGCCAACGATGATGACCCAACCGCCGATGGCGAGTTCACATCTGATGATTTGCAGTACATGATTCGCAACCGCCGCACAACTTCGGCTTACGGTTTCAGCCCAACAGAGCGAGCGCTTCCTTTGGCAGACATTTACCTTCGCCGCCAGCAATGGATTAGAGCCGAATACACCGATGGCGTTATGCCTGAGTTGATGTTTACAACCGATGAAAACTGGGGAACCAACCCTGACCTCTTGCGTGCCTATGAAAACATATTCAACGATGATCTCTCAGGTCAAACAGAACAACGCAAGCGTCTGCGCCTTTTGCCAGCGGGTATGACCCCTGTTCAGTTTGATGCATACGGTGAGAAGTTTAAAGACACTCTTGACGACTATTTGATCACATCTATTTGTGGTCACTATGGCGTTCAACCAGCCGAGATCGGTTTTGCACCGAAGGGCGGGCTGGGAGGCGCTGGTTTCGAGGAGGGGCGGGCGGAAAGCGCTGAGGCAATCGGAACACAGCCTTTGGTTAACTGGATCAGCAAGATGCTCACAAACATCTCTTACACTTACCTTGGTATGCCACGCGAGTTGGAATTCCGCTTAATGACATCCAAGCGCCTGGACAACGAGTCAAACGCTCGCAAAAACCAAATTGAAATTACAAGCGGTGGAAAGACAATCAACGAGCGCCGCTCTGAACTTGGCCTTCCATTGCTAGATACGCCACAGGCCGACATGCCAATCCTTCAATCAGGTGCAAACACATTCTTGTTCAGCCCTGACGGAATTATTGATGCAGTCACAGCCTCGACTGCACCTGCTTTGGCTGGACCTAACGCCGAGGCCGTTGCCCCAGTTACTCAGATCGGTGAAAAGCCTGAAAAGGAACCAACAGTTCTTGAAGAGGAAGCCATCGATGAAGAGACAAAGACCGAAGTTAAAGCCTTTATGAAGTGGGCTAACAAAGGCAAACGCGCTCGCCTCTTTGAATTCAAATCACTAGATCCAATCGTGGCCGATGCACTGAACCGTTGCGCTTACGAAGGAGACCTCGACAGCGCTAGGGCGCTCGCTAAGGCTTACTTAACATGACCTGGGGGCCTCTTAAAGCCGATGGGCGGATGGCGGCAAAGAGTGCCTTAAAGATACGGGCAGCGCTGGCACAAACCGCTGAATTCAAACGCGTGTTCGAGAGTTATCTTGAAACGCAACCAAACCAATCTGACAAACCTGCCCAAGATCGTGCGCGTGCGCGAGCCTGGGTGATGCTTAATGTTCGGGTAAATATGACGGCGTTGATGGGTGTGCTTGAGCGCGTTTATGCGGAAGGCTGGGTTACAGGAGAGGCTGCTGCTGACGAAGCGATAGCCAAAGCCAAAGAAGCCCGCAAAGCCTTTGAGGATGATTTGATTGACTGGTCTTTATGGAACCCTGGCGATGAGGCTGCGGCCCTTTTGCTTCGCCCAACTAAGGCCTTCCAAAGATTTCTTGAGTCTTTTGGTATCACCCTGAAAGAACTAACCAACACAACCATTAACGACATTGGCAACTCAATTGCTGATGCTTTAGAGCAAGGCTTGTCGGCAAACCAGGCAGCCAAACTGATCAGGCGGAATGTGGCAACCTCGTCTCGGGCATTGATGATTGCAATCACCGAACAGAACCGCGCCATGTCTGCTGCAACGATCAACCGCTACCGTGAAATGCAAATCGGTGAAATGGAATGGGAAGTTTCAGACCCCTGCCCAAAGTGTGCGCAAAACGCTAACCAAATTGTGCCTATTGGTGGGACATTCAACTCGGGCGACACACAACCGCCAGCCCACCCAAATTGCCGCTGTGCTTTGCTTCCTGTCATTCCTGACTTTGGGGTAGACATCCCTGAAGGCGCTACGCTATTCCCAGTACCTACGAATTAAAACTGCTAAAGTAATACACCTAGCCTTCCTAATAGATTGAGGACAAGATGGCATTTAATACAATCAACGCAACTGCAACAACCGTTGCTACTCCGCTTGTAACACTACCTTTGACTATGGGCCAAGGCCGCGCAGTTCAAATTCAAAACAACGACACACAATCAATCTTTGTGGGCGCTTCAAATGTCACCACAACAGGTGCAACTAAAGGGCATGTGATTCTTGCAGGACAGACTTATCAGGTGTGGATCAGCGGCGGAGATATTATCTACGGCATTTCAGCGGCGGGAACAACTACTGGCGCAGTTTGCATTCAATTTTCAGCGTAACAAACCAACAAGGAGAAACCTATGAACGATCTAACAACTTCGTATTTCAGTATTGAAAAAGCAGATCGCCAGGCTGATGGCACCTTGATGGTTTATGGCAAGGCAACTGATGACTCAATTGACATTGACCAACAGATCTGTGACGCTGCGTGGTTAGATCGCGCAATGCCTGATTGGTTTAAATCAGGTGGCAACATCCGAGAACAACACTCATCTATTGCAGCAGGAGTTGCGAAAGAATACGAAGTTAAGGCAGACGGACATTACATTCACGCCCTTGTTGTTGATCCAATCTCAGTCAAGAAGGTTGAAAACGGAGTCCTTAAAGGTTTCTCAATTGGCATCAAGTCTCCACGCGTTGTCCGCGATACAAAGGCTGTAAACGGCCGCATCATTGACGGACAGATCGTAGAAGTTAGCCTTGTTGACCGCCCTGCTAATCCAAACGCAAAATTAATGCTTGCTAAGAGTGTTGATGGAGAGTCAAGCCTGGTTCAAGTTGAGGAATTAGTAGAAACAGATGCATTACAATCTAATGCAGTCGCAGAAACTAAGGAGACTCCTGTGGAAAAATCAGTAACAGTCGCTGTTCCAAAGTCAATCGTGGGCGACATTTTAAAGTTTGACAAGGCTCAGTACGAAGCCGCTAGAGAAGCCTTAGCCAACCTCATTGCTATTGAAGCGGGGGAAATGCGCGAAGGACACAATGAAATCCAGTCAATTGGACACCTATTAGAAGCCGTTGCTCACCTCCATGCTTGGTATGAAGGCGAAGAAGCAGAAGGAGAAGTCGTGGAAGAAGAGACAATTATTGAACGCTCTGCTGATGCAGAAAAGAAAGACAAGATGTGCGCCGAGTGCAACAAGTCTTACAAGATGTGCAAGTGCGAGGGTGGCTTTAAGGCTGCTAAGGAAGAGGAAGCGGATGCTGAAAAGGGCGCAGAGCCTAACCCAGTCCCATCCCAAGAAACCTACGCGACACTTGCAGGAACAGTAATCGTTCCACCAACTGAAACTCCTAAGTCAGCAGAAGCAGACGAAGCGGCAGTTGAGGAAGCCCCAGTTGAGGAAGCGGCAGTCGAAGAGACTCCTGCAGAAGCCCCAGTTGAAGAGGCAGTAACAGAAGATTCTGATGCAAAGACAGAAGTTGATGCAGCAGATGTTGAAGCCATCGTAGAGCAGGTGGTAAAGAGCGCGACTGAGTCACTTCGAGCAGAGATCGCTACTCTTGTTGCAGCAAAAGAGGCTGCACTTGAGAAGTCGGTAAGCCTTGAGTCTGAGTTAGCAATTGCCAAGTCTCTCGCCGTGGCTGGCGGCCCAAGCCGTACAGCGAAGCCATTGTCTACCAAGATTAATGACAACCTTACAAAGGCCGCCATTTACAAAGCGAAAGCAAATGCAACAACAGACCCTGTTCTTGCTAAAGGTTACAAAGTATTAGCCGAGGAGTTCTACTCCAAAGCAGCCGATAGCAATAACAACTAACTACTACTCAAAGGATAAGCAATGACATTTTCAGCACCCAAGGTCACAGACCTATTCGGTGATGCAAGTCCACGCGAAGCCGCAGAGCGCATGGAGGAATACACCTCTGAACTAGGCAAGTCACTTGCCAGCGCATCTACAGTTCCAGGACAAGCACCAGTCGCAGATCCAGCAGCGCAGATCGAAGCACTTGTAGCAAACAAGTCTCTATCTCCTGATGTTTCAGCGGGCCTTCAGAACGCACTTGCTGCACAGCGCCTTGCTATGCAGGATATGCAGAAGGACATCACCCTTACATCTCCACTTTCAACATCTTTTGCAGCCTTCGATCTTGAAGCACCTGCTAAGTTGCTCACACCACGCCCAACACCTCTCCGTAACCGTATCCCACGCAAGAAGGGCGTTGGCACAAGCCACCGTCAGAAGCAGATCCTTGGTTACACAGGTACAGGAACTGGCGGAGTTGGCAACACATGGCCTGGTATCACACAGTCCACAACAACAACATTTGGTGCGATTAACTACGAGCGCGGACCTAAGATTTCTTATGCTGCTCAAGACTTGATCTTGCCTTACAACTCATACTCACTATCTGACAGCGTTACATTTGATGCTAACTTCTCAGGCCTTGGCTACCAGGACCTTCGTCAGTTGTCATCAACATCAACTCTTTACGCAACAATGTTGATGGAAGAGCGCATGATGCTTATGGCACGCGGAACAGCAAGCGGATACTCAGGCGCTCTATCAGCACCTACATTCACACTTGCATCACCAGTTGCAGCATCAGGACAGACAGCACTTGCTAACACTACTTACTATGTAAATGTGACCGCAGATGCTGGTATCTCAGGTAACGGCTTCGGTGAGTCTATTCTCGGAACAGAAGCAAACACAGCAGTTGCATCAGGCGATGTTCTTACAATCACCGTTGCATCACCTGTAACAGGCGCACTTGGTTACAACATCTATGTTGGAACAACAACAGGCGCTGCAAACCTCACCTACCAGGGAACTCTAAAGGGAACTGGTACATTCACAATTCAAGGCGCTGGAACACAAGGCCTAGTTGGAAACAACGCTGCCTACACAACAACAGGAGCCGCAGCATCACGCGCATCAGCAGACACATCTGCTTACGCAACTGGTTATGACGGAATTCTTGCTACTGTTCTAGGACCTAACTCAGGTTACAACAACGCGATCAACAGCGCGTTCTCAACTTCTAACCCAGGTGGAGAATTCCAGACTGCATTCGCTTCTATGTACCAAAATGTAAAGGCTGATCCTGATGTGGTTCTCCTTAACGGTAACGATCGTAAGCAACTCTCTGATGCAATCAAGAGCGGCTCAAACGCTAACTACCGTTTGGTTATCAACAACCCAGGCGAAGACGGCACAACATACGGCTCAGTAGTAACTGGCCTACAGAATGAAGTAACAGGCAAGGCTGTTGATCTTATGGTTCACCCATGGCTCAACCAGGGCGTTGCTCCAATCCTTTCATTCACACTTCCAATCCCTGACACAGAGGTTTCAGATGTTTGGGCGAACTACCTAGTTCAGGACTACATGGGTATCCAGTGGCCTGTAACTCAGTTCTCTTATGACTTCTCAACATACTTCCGTGGCACATTCTTCTGCGCAGCACCTGCGTGGAACGGTGCAGTTTCAGGAATTGTTAACGCTTAATACAACTGAATAAAGAAGGGAGGGGTGCGTTTCTTAAGGGCGCACCCTTCCTTTATTCAATAAGGAGGCAGCATGGCAAGATGGGTAGCACCTGATAAAGGTGTAAAAGAAACAGTTATTGGAAACGCAACCTACCGCCCCGATCGCGGTGGCATTTACACGGTAGACAACGCGGCGCACGCAAAGGCAATGAAGGCAGAGGGTTATTTCGAGGCAGCATTAAATCCTTATGACAGTAAAGACGGCGAACGAGGATTTACTTGCGTAGAATGTGGCTTTGGGAGTTGGTTTGCATTGTGTTCACGGTGCGGGCATAACAACTCCAGTATTCCAACGGATGGGAATTCATAAATGGCAACGGGCGTAACAACAGACACTTTCTCTGAGCAGTCATACTTGACCGTTCAAGAATACAAGAACGCGCCCACCTCGATTGACTATGACAACCTGGTAGTTGGCGGCAACGCAACGGCTCAAGATGCCGAACTCAAGAATGTAATCCTTCGGGCTTCGTCTTATATGGATGAATACCTGAACCAAAATGTGGTGGCCAACCGAGCCACAGAAACACAGCGAGTCCGCCTAAACAACATGGGCTACATCGCTTTGCACCCAAATCAAAGCCCGATCATCTCGCTGGAGAGTTTTTACTACGGCGGTTCTCCCACCAACTTAGTGGCGGTACCTGATCCTTCTCAATGCTGGTTTGAAGAGCAACAGATTCTCATTCCTTTATCGCAGATGGCAACCACTTATTCCTCTGCGGGGCCTTTGGCTTTTGGCCCTGGAATTGGTGGGTCTCAACAGATCTTTACTAAGTACACCTATGTGGCTGGCTTTGCCAACACAACCGTTGTATCGGGAACTGCTGGGGCTTCCACGATCGTTGTGGCTGATCCAATCGGAATCATCCCTGGCGAAATGCTGCGCATCTCAGATGGCGCAAGCAGCGAAACCGTTTATGTGAGTTCGTCTTACACCTACGGCAACGCCACCCTTACTTTGGCCTCTCCGCTTCTTTTCACACACGCTGCGGGCGCTGCCATCGGCAATATGCCAAACGCAATTAAGCAAGCCTGTATTTTAATCACCACGGCTTTTATTAAGATCCGTGGCGACAATTCTTTAACCATGAACATCACCACCCAACCGCAGGGCAGCATTCCTGGCTCGACTCGTTACGGCGGAGAGATTTCCATGGCTCTGACTATGGTCGATAAGTACCGCAGGATCAGGTAATGGCGGGCCGCGTAGGGGTCAGAAACACGCTCGCTGCGTTTATTTCCAACCCGCAAATCACAAACTTAAACCAAGTTTTCACTTCTTTCCCAAAGCGCATTAACTATCAGATCAATTCACAGCCTGGTCAATTAACCCGCTCGGCTGTTGTGATATTTATTGCGGCTGAAACAGAAACACGCCTGGCAATCGGCGGCGCTCATAGCGGTTGGAAGCGCGTGGATTACACATTAGTTTTGCAGGTTTATACCCACTCGATGCATCGCAATGCCGAGGATGTAATGGATGACTTTGATGTGCTAATCGACAACATCAAAGAGCGGCTGCGTTCCGACCACAATTTTGGCGACCCAACGGGTAATCTAGTGTGGCAAGGAGCCGAACCGATCATCAACGCACGCTACGGAGAAGTGTCCACTACCAATGAGGGCGCTTCAGAAGTGTTTGCTGAGATAGAATTCGATGTTACTGAAATGATCCAAGCATAAGGAGCAACATGAAACTGAAATACAACGGAACAGACGAACGAGTGTTCCCATCGCTGGGGATCACAGTAAAACCAGGTGACGAGTTTGACGCACCCGAAGGCTTTACTCATCCTGATTGCTTAGCACCAGGAGCAGCGAAGCCAGCAGCAATTCCAACACCAGCCCCAACCAAGTCTGCCGCGTCAGACACCGACTCTAAGGAGAGTGAATAATGTCAGTACAGCAATCCGTACGCTCGTACCTGGGTATCGCTAAAGAAGTGACCAAGGGTACGATCGTTGCACCTACAGATTTTATCCCAGTAGCGAAGGACAACATCAAGCCAGTTGATGTCGTTGATCCGCTCTACGACACAGGCCTTCGTGGGTCCAATGTTGTTAACTACAACTACCTACAGGGTCGCACACGCTCTACTTTTGACTTTGGCGGCGCAGTATTTGCCGACACAGTTGGTTACGCTATCGCGGGCCTTCTTGGAAGCGTGGCAACAACAGGATCAACAGCACCTTTCACACACACCGTTTCTCTAAAGAACAGCCTCACATCAGGCGCAGACGATCAGCCAATTTCATACACATTGACTGACTTTTACGCAGCAGATGTCCGTTCTTACCCAGGCTGCCAGTTCTCAGACTTCTCTTTGAAGTTCAACGCTGACGGAATGCTTGAATACGATGCAAAGACAACAGGCTGGCAATCATCAGCGGTGTCAGATCCAACTCCTACCTTTTCAACCCTTTTGCCTACTCAGGTTTGGCGCGGCACAGTCTCTATTGGAGGCACAGCAGTATCAAACTCAATGACAGGCAACATCGACATGGCTCGCTCTGTCACCCCTGTTTACGGCATCAGCGCAACTCAAAACCCATACAACATATTCCTTGGGCCGCTTGAAGTCACAGGCAAGATCACTTTCATCATGGAAGATGACACAGAACTAACTCGTTACCTTAACAACTCCCAGCCAGCCATTGTTCTTAACTGGGCATACGGTTCAGGCGCTGCGGCAGTTCAACTCCAAGCCACAATCACTAAGGGCGCTTACACAGCAGCCGTTATTGAACGCGGCGAGGACTTTGTGCAAGTTTCCATTGATCTAAACGGCCAGGGAAATACAACTGACGCTGGATCAACAGGCGGCTTTGCACCAATCAAGTGGGTTCTACAGAACGCGAAAGCATCAGGGACCTACGCTTAAGTCCAAGAGCAGGTGGGATCGGTTGATGGCGACCGCCTTCCCGCCATCCCACCCACCTGCTCCCTTTTAAGTTATCATCTGAGGAAGGCAAACAAACAGGAGGCAAAATGGCAGAGAAACTAATACTACCTTCAGGTGTAACCGTAACAATGAAGGACCCTAAAACATTACGCGTTAAGGATCGTAAGCGCGTGCTTAAAACTGCAGATGTTGAAGGCGGAGATTTAACTCGCGCCATGGCATTGGGCGATGCATTGATTGCCATGCTTATTGAGGACTGGTCTTTGGACCTGTTGATTCCATCGCTCAAGATTGATAACTTGGATGAATTAGAAATGGCCGACTACGACGCTTTGGTTGACGCGACAAAAGATGCGCAGAAATATCTGTTTCCATCTTTAAGCGAAACACCTGAAACCGAGAAAGACCCAAAAGCGGGTACCGACAACTCGAACGCTTAAGGTGGTGGCTTGAGGGTGGTGAAAGGCGATCTGATTTAGACTACCCCGATGAGGAGTGGGCTTACTTTCAGTTTGCTGATCGCTTTGGTTGGACACCGCAACAGGTGGATGATCTACCCGCAGGAACAGCCGACTGGTTGTTGGGCATAGCGGCAATGATGAATAGGGTGCGAAACGAGGAGGAGTGAATGTCAATTGAGTTCACAAACCTGTCTCAATTCTTAGCGGCATTTGGTAAAACAGAAGCCGACATGAATAATGCTGCACGCTTTGCAATCGGTATGGCTGCAGCAGAAGTTGAAAGGCAAGCGAAAAAGAACGCAAACACAGGTACGCACCCACGAGGCCAAGGCCACATTCCTGGAACTGGACCAGGCCCAAATGTTATGACGGGAAATTTACGCCGTTCTATTTATTCTCAGACCAAGATCGGCTTTGGCAGTAGTTATGTTGCTGAGGTTGGTGCTTCCATGGTCTACGCACGCGCGGTCGAACTAGGTCTCCCTGAATGGAAATCAGGAGTAAAATATCCGTACCTTGTCCCTGCCGCCGAAAGCCTGAAACAATCAGGTAAACTTAACAGGACATTCGTTGGCGCTTTTGCATCATATTTGAGGAGATAAGAGATGGCATCTACGCTTCCTCCGCTACTTATTCAACTTGTAGCCGATGTAAGTCAGTTAAAAACAGGCCTGGCTCAAGCCCAAAGCGCAATCAAAGGCGTAGATGACAATGTAAAAAAGACAAGCGCGGGCATGACTAACTTTGTGGGCAACCTAAAAAAAGTCGGTGCGGCCCTTGGTACTACCTTTGCGGCTACACAAGTCGTGGCATTTGCCAAGCAGTCCGTTATGGCTGCATCAAATATGGAAGAGTCCTTATCAAAGGTCCGAGTTGTCTTTGGCGAGGGTGCGGCGGAAGTTGAGAAGTTTGGCGCAAGCGCTGCACAGAACCTTGGTATTTCTAACCAAGCAGCACTAGAAGCGGCTGGAACTTACGGTAACTTATTTCAGGCATTTGGTTTGGGCCAAGGCGAAGCCCAAAAGATGTCGACCAGTCTTGTTCAATTGGCTGCGGACATGGCTTCGTTTAACAACACATCAATCGATCAAGCCATCACCGCTTTGCGTTCAGGCTTGTCGGGTGAAACGGAACCTCTTAAGCGGTTCGGTGTTGCGTTATCAGAAGTGCGGTTGAAGGAAGAGGCCCTTCGCATGGGTCTGATTGAAACAACCAAGGGAACTTTGCCTGTTGCCATTAAATCTCAAGCCGCTTACTCATTGATTTTAAGAGACACGGCCTTGGCGCAAGGCGATTACGCTCGCACTGCCGATGGAACTGCAAACACCATGAAAACTTTGCAAGCCAAAATTGAGGATGCCAAGGTTGCGTTAGGCCAGGCTTTGATGCCAGCCTTCAGAGCATTGCTGAAAATATTAGAATTGCTTATTCCTGTTCTTACTAAGATTGGTGAATTCTTTAAGAACAACCAAGCCGAAGTCAAAGCGTTTGCAGTCACTATTGGCGTTCTTTCTGCAGCCTGGGGTGTCTACACTTTGGTTACAAAGCGTGCCGCCATTCAGACAGCAATTTTAAATGCTGTCATGGCCATCAATCCATTTGTGGCAATAGCCATAGGCATTGGATTAGCCGTAGCCGCCCTTGTAAAACTTTACAACAACAGCGAAAGATTTAGAAAAGCCGTCATTCAAGTAGCCAAGGTTGCTCTCATGGCGTTTGCTTCCATCGTTCCGATGGTGGGCCAAGTTTACGAAGTGATCATGAAGGTTGTCACAGGTCCACTTCGGGCTTTGCTGACTGTCCTTTCTAAACTTCCAGGCATCGGTAAGTACGCCAAGGCTGGCTTAGACATCATGAATAAAGGCTTGGATGGAATCAGCGATTTTGCTAATGCCGCCTCCAAGAAAGCCAAAGACCTGGCTGCTGGCTTGGACAAGATGGGTGCTGCGGCAGACAAGAACGCTAAGAAAGTAACAAAGGCTACAAAGGGCGCAACTACAACTACCAAGGCGGTGGACACCGAAGCCCAAAAGAAAGCCGCTGACGAAGCAAAGAAACTGCTTGAGCAAAAACAAGAGATTGAGATGTCTTACCTTGACGCACAAATAGATGCGCACAAGAAGTACCAAGAGAAGGTTGCCGACCTTCGTAAAGATTACAACGATGCCATGGCAGAAGCAGACGCTGCAGATCGCGAGCGCCGCGAGGATGCCATGAAAACCTACAACGCGGCTGTTGAGGATGCGCAAAAGTCGCACACCCGTGACATGGTTGACATTGCAAAAGATTACGCCAAGAAAACCGCCGAGATTGAAGAGTCACTTCAAAAGAAAATCATTGACCTTCGAGAAGCGGCTGCAACCAAGTCTGCGGATTTGCGCATTCGCGCTACTGAAAAAGAAACATCCATTATTCAACAATCGATGGATCGCCTTCGCAGCGCTTTTGCTTCAGGAACAAGTTTCAGTTTGACCGAGTCTTTTAAGGGTAAAACTTCAGGCGGTCTTTTGGCTCAGATGAAAAAGGAACTTGAGGCGGCTAAGAAACTACAAGAAGGCGCTGCCTATCTTGCTGGCCAAGGCTATGCACAAACATTTATTGAGCAGGTTGTAAAGGCTGGACCTGAAGTTGGCAATCAGATGCTTGATGAGTTGAAGAAGTCCTCACCTGAGCAGCAGAAAGAAATCCAAAACACCTTTATGGATCTAGAAGGCATCCAAGAGACAGGCTTGGATCAGTTGGCTAAGTCAATGAGTAATGGAGCCAACCTTGCCACCTCTGAATTGCGCCAGGCTTATGATCAGGTAGCAATTGATCTAAAGAATTCTTTAGCCGAAGTTGATCGTGAACTCATGACTTCTTTGGCTGAGGCAAACGCGGAGTACGCCCGCGCTATGACCACCGCAAAGGTTGAGCGCGATGCTCGTATGCTTGAGGCCGCTACGCAACTTCAGGCTGCAATTGCAGAGGCTAAGACACGCCTTGATGCGGCCCTTGCTGAGTCTGCCGCACAACTCACAAAGGCACGCGAAGCAGCCCAGGCTCGATTGAACGAAGGATTAGCAGAAGCGCAAAGGGTTCTACAGCAATCACTTATTGAAGCACAGAAAGAATATGAGAAAGCCATCGATGAAATCGCTGCAAGCACAGCGCAGAAGTTGGCCAACCTTAAGAAGTTACTTGCCGAGATTGCTGCTGCAACTGCTGCGCTTAAAGCGGGTGGCGGCGGAGGCGGCGGAGGCGGAGGTGGCGGAACAACTCTTACGCCTAAAGAATTAGATGATCTGAAAAAGCAAGACCCTAAATTAATTGCAGCCAATTACACCGTGGTTCCGCAAGGTGGTTCTAATGTTGTGACATCTAAAATGGGTGGAACACGCGACATTGGAAACTTAAGCCCCTTGATGCAAGCATCTGTTTTAAGAAGCATTGAGTTACAGGCTGAAACGGAAAGAATGCGTCAGGAACGAGCCGCTAAAGCAGACGCTCGCTTAAACATCACTCAAAATTTCACCGCCACAAAGGTGGATGCACAAGATGTGGCCGTGGCAACGGTAAACGCTGTAAAATTTGGGGCGGCCGTGACCATTGGCGCTACATCGGCTGACATCGTGGCCAGCCGCAAACAAATGTATGGAGAACTCTAATGCCAGCAGTAATTGCTAATTATTCGTTCTCTTTTAATAACCAGGTCTTTGGCGGCACAGGATCGCCGTACCAAATCATGAGTGTCGATGGGCTTGAGGGTTTGCCTGGCATTCGCAACCAAGATGACAACCGAGGCTATGCGGATGGTATGTTCTCAGGCCGAGATTTTCTAAGCGGCCGTACAATCTCAATGATTGTTCAGGTGCTTGGAAACAACACAGGATCGGCCCAGGCTAATTTTAATACATTACAACAGGCCCTTTTACCCCAGGCAAGCGGCACTACGCCCCTTTACTTCATATTGTCGAATGCTGCTGGGGAACAAGTCATAAACGCCCGCGTACGAGGCTTGAGTGCCTCCGTAGACCCCAACTACACCTACGGATACATCTTGGCTCAGGTCAATTTCTTTTGCCCCGATCCTGCTTATTACGACTCCAACATTCAGACGGCAACCTTAAATTACACCCCGCCAGGCGGCCGTACTTATAACCGCATTTACAACCTTGTCTACGGCGGTGGCTCAGTTGTGATCACAACCAATATTGAAAACAACGGCTGGACCTCAACTTACCCAACAATTGTTTTAAACGGGCCAATTGATAACCCTATCCTTGGAAATGAAACCGAAGACTTGGCTTTAAATTTTAATTGTTCTTTAACCAACAGCGACTTTTTAACGGTGGACTTATACAATAGACTAATTACATTGAACGGAAACCCTGCACGAAACTTGCTGGCTTCAGGTCAATGGTTCTCCGCTCAACCAGGGACCAACTTGTTCTACCTCTCAGGCGATGGAGGTAGTACAGTTGTCGGTGTGACAGGTGCAACCGTGACTTGGCAATCGGCTTACATTTAGGAGAATAAATGACAGTTAGAACACCGCCCAGTTGGTTACAGAACGGATCGCACCCTGCCGAAAATGACCGTTTAACAACCCAGGCGCTTTGGGCTACCACAGGTATCATTAAAAGCGACTCTTTGTTAGTCACGCAAAACACACCTGCTGGACTTTCAGTTGTTGTTGCTTCAGGGTGGGCTGCAATTGTGGGAACAGTCCAATCAAACATGGGTACTTATGTTGCCTACAATGATGCAAGCGTTGTTCTTTCTCTTAACACAGCAAATCCAACCAACCCTCGTGTTGATCTTGTATGCGTCACAGTCAATGATGCTTATTACACAGGTGCGTTAGACAATGTAACTATTCAAGTGATCGCTGGAACTCCTGCGGGATCGCCAGTTGCTCCAGCACTTCCAGCAAACTCAATCTCTTTAGCAACTGTAGCGGTGGGTGCGGGCGCTACTGCAATTACAAACGCTAACATTACGGACACACGCGTATTGGTAACCACCAACATTCCTGAGTCAGGTGACATCAGCGCAGTTAACGCTGGCACAGGTCTTTCAGGTGGCGGTTCAAGTGGTTCTGTAACTTTGGCTATTGATACAGCCGTAACAGCAGATCTTACAACCTCACAAACTTTAACAAATAAAACTTTAACAACGCCTGTAATTAATGGTGGGCAGATCAACATTGGTATCAACGCACAAACTGGAACGACTTACACCACCGTTTTGGCTGATAACGGCAAACTTGTCACCCAAACAAATGCGGGCGCTATTATCACCACAATTGCTGCGGCAAGCAGCGTGGCCTACCCAGTTGGCGCTCAAATTACTTTAACTCAATTGGGCGTTGGGCAAGTAACAATTCAAGGCGACACAGGAGTTACTGTTGTTTCAACGGGTGCTACTGCGGCAGCGCCTAAATTAAGAGCGCAATACTCAACAGCCACCGCTATTCAAACAGCAACTGATACATGGTTAATTGTGGGTGATATTGCATGAGTCGCCTGGCTTTAACACCTACAAATGTTCCTGCTTCGGCCACGGATATTTCAACGCCAACTCTTAGGGCTGGCGATCTTTACTACAACACCTCAACTGGTTTGATGGTATACACAGGATCAGCCTGGACAGCCGTAGGCACAGGCGGTGTGACCGAGTTAGACGGCGGTGTATTTGATAGCATTGCTCCGTATCAGGGTGGGTCTCCAACAGATACCGCAACACAAACTTTTAATGGGGGTACTCCATAATGGCAGTTGTAACGCAAATTCAAATCCGCAGAGGTACTGCCTCTCAATGGACCTCCACAAATCCAACTCTTGCTTCGGGCGAACAAGGCTACGAAACCGACACAGGCAAGATGAAAATTGGCGATGGAACCACCGCTTGGAACTCTCTTGCTTATGCAATCACAGGCGCTACGGGAACCGTAACAAGCGTTACTGCTGGCACAGGATTATCAGGCGGCACAATTACTGGCACAGGAACTATTGCTATTGATACAGCAACCACAGTCGATGTATCAACTGCTCAAACACTAACAAATAAAACTTTAACCGCACCTGTAATCAATCTCTCTCTTAATGCACAAACTGGAACAACCTACACTTTTGCTTTGACTGATAATGGCAAATTGGTGACTGCATCTAATGGTTCCGCACAGACTTATTCAATTCCTACAAATGCAACCACCGCTTTTCCAACAGGTACTCAGATCAACATCATTCAAATTGAATCGGGTCAAGTAACAATTCAAGCCGCTTCAAGTGGCACAACAACCGTTGCTTCAACAGGTGCAACAGCAACAGCGCCTAAATTAAGAGCGCAGTATTCCTCTGCTACTTTAATAAAAGCATCAACCGATCTATGGTATGTGGTGGGAGATATTGCCTAATGCCTATCATCGGAGTTCTTGACTCAGCCAAAACTGGTCGCCTTGGGATTGTTGTTGATTATCTTTTAATTGCTGGCGGTGGTGGCGCAACTAACGCTGGTGCTGGTGCTGGTCCTGATGGCGGTGGCGGTGGCGGAGGTGTTGTAAATGCAAGTGGCGTAACTGTAGGCACTTCAACAGTTACAGTTGGTGCAGGTGGCGCTTCTGTTCAAGGTTCAAACACATCCATTGCTGCGTTCACGGCAGCAGTTGGTGGCGGTTATGGTGGCGCTACCGACAATCAAGGTGGTACTGGTGGTTCGGGTGGTGGATCAGGCGGTCGTTTTACTTCCGCTGGCGGCGCAGCAACATCAGGTCAAGGTAATGCTGGCGGTGTTGGTTACATACAAGCAGGTCTTGCTGCTGGTGGCGGCGGAGGTGCTGGCGCGGCTGGTGCAAATGCAACTTCAGGAACTGGTGGAAATGGAGGCGCTGGTACAACCACTTATTCTGCTTGGGGTGCAGCAACATCAAGCGGAGAAAATGTCGGAGGAACTTATTACTTTTCAGGCGGTGGCGCTGGACAATCTTGGTACGGCGGAGCCAATGGCACACCTGGTAGTGGCGGCGGCGGAACTGCTGGTAATAGTTCTAGTGGCGGCGCTGGAGGTAATGGAACTGCTAATACAGGCGGCGGCGGAGGTGGCGGCAACTTAGGAAGTAATGGCGGATCAGGTTTAGCAATCATTCGTTATTCATCAGCAAGTCAATTAGCGACAGGTGGAAAAATCTCAGTTTCAGGAGGCTACTACTACCATACTTTTACTTCGTCAGGAACTTTCACTGTTGGAGTAAATGCAAAAGCAACAGGCGGTGCAATTTATACTGACGGTACATATTGGTATCATGTATTTAATTCATCAGGCACATTTACACCAACACAATCACTTAGCGTTGACTACTTAGTTGTTGCTGGTGGCGGTGGCGGTTTCTCAGGTGGTGCAGGTGCTGGTGGTTACCGCACAGCGACATCTCAATCTGTAACCGCTACTGGTTACACAATTACTGTAGGTGCTGGTGCGGCTTATGGAGTTAGAGGTTCAAGCAGTAGTTTTGCATCTTTTGCCGCAACAGGTGGCGGTTCAGGCGGAAATACAGCACCGCAAAAGAACGGTGGCTCAGGCGGTGGTGGTGAGCGTGATGGTGGTTCATCTCCTGGCTCAGGTAACCTTGGAGGTTATTCACCTTCAGAAGGTAACAACGGTGCTGGTAATAACAATACTGGTTGGTGTGGCGGCGGCGGAGGCGGTGGTATTGGCGCTGCTGGTAGTCCAGGATCAGGTAATGGTGCACCAAGCGGTGAAGTAGGCGGTAACGGCGGTGCTGGCTCTGCTACCTCAATTTCAGGCGGAGCAACTACGGGTGCTGGCGAATTATCGGGCGGTAATTATTACTTTGCAGGTGGCGGTGGTGGCGCTGTTGGCTCAAGTAGCGGAACTGCCTCAACAGGAGGCGTTGGCGGCGGCGGTCGCGGCGGAAACCAAGCAAGCATTACAGCAGCGAATGGAATTGCTAACACAGGAGGAGGCGGTGGCGGAGGCGCATCAGGCTCTAACTCAGGTTCGGGTGGTAGCGGTATAGTTATCGTTCGCTACGCGGTATAAGGAGAAGGCACATGAAAATAGTAAAAAACAAAGAAAAAGTAACACAATGCTTTACTTTTGAAGTTGTTATGTTGGTTCACATTATTGCTGATGATGAAGCAACAGCCAAAACACAACTTGATGAAAAAGGCGGAATTGTTACAAAGCGAGAAGTAGAATTGCGCAACGCAGTTAAACTTTACGGCGAACAGGAGACAGAATAATGGCCCATTTTGCAGAAGTTGTAGACGGTGTTGTGACACGCGTGCTTGTGGCAGACAGCGCTGATTGGTGCGAGGCAAACCTTGGTGGTGCTTGGGTTCAAACTTCCTACAACACTATCGGCGGAGTCAACATTCGTGAAGGCGGAGAAGCCTTGCATAAGAACTTTGCGGGAATAGGTTACACCTGGGATGGCATTGGTTTTGCCGCTCCTCAGCCTTACGCATCATGGATTATGAACGAGGATACATATTTGTGGGAAGCACCAACACCTATGCCTACAGACGGCAAGCCTTATGCTTGGAACGAAGCCGATCTAGAATGGGTCGAAATCTCCGTTAGTGAGTAGGGCAATATGCCAACTACCACTTATCGGTACCTGTTTGTAGAACTTTCTACCAACACCATCATCGCGGAGTTGCCCTTAACAGGGGTGGCTTTCACTCAGCAGTTAAATCAGGCTGGAACTTTCACGGGACACCTTCTCCTTTCAGGTGTTGACGCATCGGCTTTTAATATTGACGCATCAACTATCCCTGGTAGATGTGGTGTGTATGTCGACCGCAACGGCATCTTGGTGTGGGGCGGAGTCATTTGGGGCCGCACTTACAACAGCGCGGAGCAAACCTTGTCTTTTAACGCCCGCGAGTGGATCTCTTACTTTGAACGCCGCCGCATCACCACAACACAAGATTTTGATGGCATTGACCAATTAGTTATTGCAAAGACCCTGATTGAGGATGCACAAACTGTGCCTTACGGGGACCTTGGGATTTTATACAACACCGCAGGTCAGACTTCATCAGGCGTTTTAATTGATCGTGTTTACTACGATTATGAATTGAAAACCGTGTTTAACGCCATCCAGGATTTATCGCGCCAAGATGATGGCTTTGATTTTGACATTTACATTGAGTACGACATTGTGACAGGGCTTCCTAGTAAAGCCTTCAACACTTATTTCCCTCGTAGCGGAACGCCCTATGATGTAAACGATCCTGAGGCTATTGTGTTTCAGTTCCCTGCTGGCAATGTGGTTGAGTATGAGTACCCCGAGGATGGTTCAATCGCCGCTAACACAATCTACGCTTTAGGCGCTGGTTCCAATGAAGGCAAGTTAGTGTCAACGGCGCAAAACACCGCTTTTCTAACAGACGGCTGGGCGCTACTTGAGGACCAGGCAAATTACTCCGACATCACGGATCAAACGGTGCTTGATGAGTTGGCCGCAGCGCAGGTTATTGCTGTGTCTTATCCGCCAACAACTCTTAAGATGGTAGTGCCGCCGTATGTGATTCCCGAGTACGGCTCCTACCAAGTTGGTGATGATGCGCGAGTTTTAATTCAAGACAACCGTTTCCCTGATGGGCTAGATGAAATTTACCGAATTGTGGGTCTTTCAGTACAGCCTGGTGAGGATGGCCCTGAACGCGCTACCCTTACATTGACCCAGGGTTCAGGAGAAGCGTAATGGCATACATTAACCAACCACCAGCCTTGCAGCAGATGTTTGCCGATCTAGACAGCCGCTTGCGCAAATTGGAAACCGCGCAGCGCTTTACGGCTCCCGATGTTTCAACCGAGCCAACCTACCCACGCGTGGGCGACATAATCTTTGATAACTCAGATGACCTGATGAAGTATTGGAACGGCACAACCTGGGTTGAGTTTGCCGACAATAACCTCGGCACATCCATAGTTGTGACCACAAATGCAACGCTGAAAACGCTCAACAACAACATTGTTTTCACTGGTCAACCTTTAACCGTGGAGTCTCAACGGATCGGCAAAATGATTACAGCCTACGCAGAGATAGTAGGAACAACAGTTAGCAACTGGGGAACAGGGCAGATCTACTTTCAGTTGCCAGCGGGCTTTCCAACCTTTGCGCACCAAGTTATTGCGGGCGGGGCAATCATCGATAACAGCACAACTTACACGATATTTGGTGTTATAGCCCAGGGTGATAACAAGATGTATTTGTTCTCACCAACATCTAACGGTGGTTCAGACATTGTAGATTACAACTCCCCAGCGGTCTTGGATTCAACTTCTACGATCGTCATAAACGGCGTTGCTTTGATTGCATAATTGTTACAATTTCGACATGACACCTAATGAATGGCTTGGCATTGCAGTTGCCGTTAGCACCCTTTTGGGATCGTTGGCAATTGCGGTGCGCTTCCTTGTGAAGCATTATCTATCGGAATTAAAACCCAACGGTGGCGCAAGCCTTCGAGATGAGCAAAACAGACAAGGTGACACAATCAAACGGCTGGAGAACCGTGTTGACGAAATTTATCGCTTGCTGCTTAATCGCGGTTAGTTTAACTGGCTGTGGGTACCAAGGATGGACCAGGTATCCTTGCCAAGAATATGAAAACTGGACCAAAGCAGAATGCAATACGCCGCAATGTGAAGCGATCGGTCAATGCACTAAGGACCTACTACCAAATGTGGAGACAGATGGCTAGAGAACGACTCACACCCGAGGAACTGCACGCTCGACTTATAGTCACTATTGGCATTTTGCTTGCATTGGTATTTTCAGGATCGGTCTTTGCAATGCTTTATGCGCTGGTATTTGTGACGCAACCCATGGCTCAAGCACCTAACGATGCGGCTTTCATTGATCTAGTCTCGACTCTTTGCGTGTTTCTGACTGGCACGCTTTCAGGCATCTTGAGTGCCAATGGGCTAAAATCTAAACCTAAACCAAAGGAAGGTGAAATCGATGAGCCAACGCGATGAGTTTGTACAGGTTGCGAAAGCCGAATTAGGAACGATTGAAGGCCCTAAAGATAACGAAACAAAGTATGGCAAATTCACAAAAGCCAACTTCCTACCTTGGTGCGGTTCCTTTGTTAACTGGTGCGCAAACGAAGTTGAGTTAAAAATCCCAAATTGTGTTTCAACCCTTGCAGGTGCAACAGCCTTCAAAAAGGCTGGAAGATGGCAAGATGCTGAAACCGCCACACCTGAACCTGGCGACATAGTTTTCTTTGACTTTCCAGGTGACGGAGTTGATCGCATCAGCCATGTTGGAATTGTGGTCAAAGATAGAGGTGACGGAACGGTCGTCTGTATTGAGGGAAATACCAGCCCCGATAAAAAGGGAGATCAGAGAAATGGTGGCGAGGTTTGCAGAAAAATACGCGCCTACAAAAAGAAAAACGGAAGTAAAGTGCTTCCTTCAAAAGCCGTGGCTATTGTTGGCTTCGGCAAACCAAAGTTCAAGGAGACCAAATGAACGCACAGTTAAAAGCAGCAGTTGAGTCATACGCACGATCCTTTGTGGTAGCGGCCATCGCCGTTTACTCCGCAGGAGAAACCGACCTGAAAGCCATCTTGATTGCGGGATTGGCCGCAGTTGCTGGCCCTGCCATTCGCGCAATCAATCCAAAAGACCCTTCATTTGGCTTTATTGCTGACGCAGTCGATGCTGAGATTAAGGCGCTCGCAAAGAAGTCTGCCAAGAAAACTAAGTAACCGCAGTGAATTGCACCCGACTTTCTCTCGAGGTCGGGTGCTTTCTCTTTCATAACTGTTAAGGTATCCTTTAGGCTCGAGGAGGCATCATGCTTAATGACAAATTTATTGAAATCTTGTCGAAGCGACAAATTCGGCGCGGCTCAGAATATTGTGCGTACCAAGACTTGTATAACAAACTGAGCAAAGAGGATCAAAAGGCTCTCGATCATGCATGGGCAAAGAACTACCCAACTAATCTAATTGTTCAAGCCTTGCGTGCAGATGGCCATAAGTGCAGTTCGGATACGATCCGACTTCATAGAAACGGCACTTGCAGATGTCCGAAGGAATAGATGCGCTGTTAAAAGAACGCGGCAGAATGTATGGCGAGGCTGTTGATAACTTCACAGCCGTTGGCCGAGGCTGGGGCGCAATTCTAAACATTGAGGACATTCCACCGTATCAAGTAGCCCTGATGATGGACTTTCTTAAAACCATCCGTTGCGCAATTAATCCAACACACGAGGACTCTTGGCAGGACAAAGCGGGCTATTCGGAACTAGGGAAACGGATTGCTCTCGATGAGTCTTAAAGATCAATTTGATGAGATGCCTGAGGGCGTTGAGTCCAACGATGTGAAAGAACTGCGCCAGGCGATGCTTCGCTTGCAGAAGCAACTGAAACAATCCAAAGAACGCAATGAAGACTTGGTATTTGCTACTCGCCAAGCAGCCTATGATGCCATGCTTACTTTTGGCAAAATCACGCCAGTTCCAGCGGTTACTATTGATAAACGCAAAGCCAAAGGTGAAGTGGCCCTGTGGCACATGACGGATTGGCAAGGGGCAAAACGAACCTCTAGTTACAACTCGCAGGTCATGCGCAGACGAGTGATGGAATTCGCTGAAAAAGCAGTAAGAATCACGGACATTCAACGCGCTGATCACCCTGTGAAAGAAGTAACTATTGCCTTTGGTGGCGACATGGTTGAAGGCTTGTTCAACTTTCCAAGCCAAGCATTCGAGATCGACAGCACCTTGTTTGAGCAATATGTAAATGTTTCACGCCTTTGTGTTGATGTTGTTCGCTTTGCCCTGGCCAACTATGAAAAGGTCACGGTGGTTCCTGAGTGGGGAAATCACGGTCGCATCGGATCAAAACGCGACAATGTTCCACGATCGGATAACTTCGACCGAATGTGCTACGAGTTGGCCCATCAATTACTGCAAGGCGAGAAGCGCCTGGTGTGGCAGGACTGCCCCGAGGATATTCAACGCATCGAGATTGGCAACTACCGAGCGCTATTGATTCACGGAGATGAAGTAGGCCGCAACGGTTTTGCTTCCCCAGGCGCGATTGTTCAGCACGCAAATAAATGGCGATCGGGTTCTTACCCTTGGGAGTTCCGTGATGTTTACATTGGCCACTATCACACGCACGCCGAGTGGTCTATGGCCAACGGACTAGGAGCGGTTTATCAGACAGGCTCAACAGAGTCCGACAATCGTTATGCAGGTGTGATGCTTGCGGCAAGCGCAACTCCATCGCAACGCCTTCACTTTATTGATCCAGTAAAGGGTCGCGTTACAGCCGCTTACAAAGTTTGGCTAGATTGAGGCTTCGGTCGTATCCACAGCGTCATCAACAGAATAGGAATGTTCTTTATAACATTGTCCACATTCTTTGCACATTAATCATCCTCATAATCGTCACCATAATCGCTGGTGATTAACCTCATGTCGGCAATGTCCACGCCGTTTTCTTTTGCCTTATCCATTGCTTCTTTGAATGTGGAAAGGCAACGGTTGGTGAGATCGGAAACCATGTCGGGATACTGGGCATCGGTTCCCAATTCCACGGCAAGGCCACCTAGTCGGATCGAGATTTGTGAATAAGCCATGGGAGACCTCCTTGCTGAAATTATGCCTGTAATGCCGCCTGTAATGAATCCGCCGCGCCCGACCGAGGGGTCCTTCCAATTCCTGGGCCTTTGTGCCAACCTTGGCTTACCAGGGCGAAAGCCCCCAAACTGAAAGGAAGGCCCCATGGCAGAGAAATACAGCCTTGAGGATTACGAAACGGTCGAATCGCGTCTGCGCCGACTATATGAAAAGTACCCAGCCGCTCGATTGCTTACAGACCTGGTTTATCAGGATGAGCGCCGCTTTATATGCAAGTCGTTCTTGTACCTAGATCCCAAAGACCCAACACCGCACTCAACAGGTTTTGCCGAGGAGATTGTTGGCGCTGGCTTTGTAAATAAAACCTCGGCCCTCGAAAACTGCGAAACTTCCAGCATTGGCCGTTGTTTAAGTAACTCGGTCCTTTGCCTTGGCGCACCAGTTGGCAAGCGCCCATCGCAAGAAGAGATGCAAAAGGTCGAGCGCTACAAATCAGAACCACGCAAAACGGTTGTTAAAACTGCGGTTTACAGCGCCAACCAACTAGCCACGGCTGAAGCAGCGGTCAAAGTTGTCTCAGAAATGACCGATA